TTTCATCAACATTGGTGACAATGCAGCAAACGATGTGGTCTTTACCGCTGGCACGGGCAACACCCTTATTGGTAACGACACGATTCAAGATTCGCTGACCAAAACCAGCAACACATCTGGTACGTTCCGTTTCCGCAAAACAGGTGACGCAGCGTATTCAATCTATCGCGTTGCTTAATTTTTGAGCAACTGGTAAAACGGGGCTTCGGCCCCGTTTTCATATGGAGATTTGAATGAACATTGTCCTCGTACACCTTGAGTTTGGTGCCAAAGTTGCTACCAACGAAGCTGAAATTGAGATGGATGAAAAAAACGGCTGGACACGGTACAATCCTGACACACCTGTCGAGGTGGCATCCGAGCCGGTAGTCGAAGCGCCAAAGCGCAAGTACACTCGCAAAGTGACCGATCAACCTGTCGAACAGCCCAACGAAGTCCCATCGTTTTTGACTTCGGCAAGCGACGAATCCGAAGGGAAATAACATGGCTTATACCGCTGGCGACCAGATCAACCGGGCGCTTCGTCTGCTCGGTATTCTTGCCGAAGGTGAAACGGCGTCAGCGGCTACCAGTCAGGATGCCTTGACTGCAATGAACCAGATGATCGACTCGTGGAACACCGAGCGTCTGTCTGTGTTCTGCACCCAAGATCAGGTGTTCAACTGGCCCGTGGGCCAGATTAAACAGACCCTTGGCCCCTCTGGTGACTTTGTGGGCAACCGCCCAATCCAGCTTGATGACGCCACCTACTTCCGCGCCCCCAGTGGCGTGTCGTATGGCATCAAAATCATCAACCAAGACCAGTACAACGGGATTGCTGTCAAGACCTCAACTTCGACGTTCCCGCAGGTCATTTTTGTCAACAACACGTTTCCCAACGTGGAGATGTACATTTACCCCCGGCCCACGCAGTTGCTGGAGTGGCACTTCATCTCGGTGCAAGAGTTGACGCAACCTGCCACACTGAGCACGGATTTGTTCTTCCCCCCGGGCTACATGCGGGCGTTTGCCTACAACTTGGCAATGGAGATCGCCCCTGAGTTTGGCGTGGAGCCAAGCCCACAGGTGCAGCGCATCGCCATGACCAGCAAGCGCAACCTCAAGCGCATCAACAACCCATACGATGTGATGTCCATGCCCTACGCACTGGTGTCCAATCGTCAGCGTTTCAACATCTACGCTGGAAACTACTGATGAAGACGCCCATCCTCGGTTCATCCTACGTGGCCCGCAGCATCAACGCTGCGGATGCCCGCATGGTCAACCTGTTCCCCGAGATCGTGCCCGAGGCTGGCAAAGAACCTGCGTTCCTAAACCGCGCCCCCGGCCTTAACCTGCTCAACACCATCGGCACAGGCCCGATCCGTGGCCTGTGGGCGTTCTCGTCAAACGATGGCACAGGCTTCGTGGTGTCAGGCACCCAGTTGTTCAAGATCGACAACGCCTACGCTGCCACGCTGATCGGCAACGTCAGCGGCACTGGCCCTGTCAGCATGTCGGACAACGGCACCCAGTTGTTCATCGCCTGCAACGGCCCCAGCTTCATCTACAACGCCACCACAAACGCATTTGGCCCAATCACTGACCCCGACTTCCCTGGCGCGGTGACCGTAGCCTATTTGGACGGCTACTTCGTGTTCAACGAACCGAACAGCCAGAAGATGTGGGTCACGGCTTTTCTGGACGGCACGTCCATTGACCCGCTGGAGTTCCAGCAAACCGCAGCCTCCCCTGACGGCTTGGTGGCCGTGGTTGCCAACTTCCGCGAGGTCTGGGCCTTTGGAACCAACTCGATTGAGGTCTGGTCTGACACCGCTGCGCTGGACTTCCCTCTTGAGCGCATCCCTGGCGCGTTCAACGAGTTGGGCTGCGCTGCCCCCTACTCCATCGCCAAGATGGACAACAGCCTGTTCTGGCTTGGCCGTGACCGCCGTGGTCAGGGCATCGTCTACCGGGCCAATGGCTACGCAGGCCAGCGCATCTCGACCCATGCTGTTGAGTGGCATATCCAGCAGTATTCTGACCTGACAGACGCCGTTGCCTACACCTACCAGCAAGACGGCCACAACTTCTACGTGCTGATCTTTCCCACGGCCAACACCACATGGGTGTACGATGCTGCCACCCAGGTATGGCACGAACGCGCCGGGTTTACCAATGGCGACTTCACCCGCCACCGCAGCAACTGTCAGATGTCGTTTAACAACAAGATCGTTGTGGGCGACTTCCAAAACGGCAACATCTACTCGTTTGACCTTGAGGACTACTCGGACAACGGGCAGATCCAAAAGTGGCTGCGCTCGTGGAGAGCACTGCCCACCGGTCAGAACAATCTGAAGCGCACCGCACAGCACAGCCTCCAACTCGACTGCGAGTCGGGCACTGGCTTAAACGGCAGCATGATTGCTGAAACAATTTATTTGCAAACTCAAGAAGGTGATTATTTAGTCACCGAGGGTGGTGACAAACTTATTGCGGAACAGCAAACAGCCATCACGCAAGGCAGCGACCCCCAAGTCATGCTGCGCTGGTCCGACGATGGTGGGCACACATGGTCCAACGAGCACTGGGTCAGCATCGGCAAGATCGGCGAGTACTATCGCCGTGCCATCTGGCGCAGACTGGGCATGACCCTGAAGCTGCGTGATCGCGTCTACGAGGTGTCGGGCACCGACCCCGTGAAGATTGCCATCATGGGCGCTGAACTGATGCTGAGTCCGACCAATGCTTAACCCCATCATCACACCCCCACGGGTGCCGCTGGTTGACCCTGCCACGGGGTTGATTAACAGGGCGTGGTACTTGTTCTTCTTGTCGCTGAACAACGTGGCAAACGCCGTTGTTGACGATCCAGTTGTCGGCCCCAGTGCTGAGTCGCTGATCGCCAGCTATGACGCATTGCTTCAGACGCTGACGCAGGAAGTGCAGACGCAACCAAGCCCTAGCGATCTGGTGTCGCAAATGGCCGAGATGCAAAAGCAGATCGACGGGTTGCAAAAACAGATTGAGTGCCCTTGCACCGAACTGACAACCGAGTTGCAAAAGCAAGTGGATGCATTGCAACTGACACCATCGTTTGGTTTTGGCACAATGGCGTTTCAAAATGTAGGTATTTCTGGAACGGCAGCACTGGCGAAACTCACAGTGTTGGGAGCAGATGGCTCTTTGACTTTCACCAATGGCATCATTACCGCATACGTAGCACCGACATAAGGAAAAATCATGACAGTCACCGTTAAAAACCTTGTGCCATCGAAAGATGTTGCAAACAGCCAGACAACGCAGTACACCGCCAATGGTGTGACCACGATTATTGACAAGTTCACTGCGACCAATTACAGCGCCAGTGCTGCCACGATCTCGGTCAACTTGGTTACCCTGGCAGGCTCCGCTGGCAACAGCAACTTGATTACCAAGACCAAGACGCTTCAACCGTCCGAGGTCTACACGTTTCCCGAGTTGGTGGGGCAGGTTTTGAACCCCGGCGACTTCATCAGTACAATCGCTGGAACCGCTACCGCCATCAACATGCGCGTCAGCGGACGCGAGGTGACCTGATGATTGAACATCATTTCAGCGCGGGGGTATACGCTAAAGAAACCCGAATCCCCGCAGGACACATTCTTGTGCAGCATAAGCACAAATTTGACCACTTGTCGATCCTTGCCAGCGGTTCAATTGAATTGGTTGTCGATGATGTGCGGCGTATTGTCCACGCCCCCGCTTGTTTGACCATTGAGGCAAACAAGCATCATGGCGTAAAATCAATCACAGACGTTGTGTGGTATTGCATTCACGCAACCGAATGCACAGACACAGACGAAATTGATGATGTGTTGATAGCGGCTGGCGATGAATCGCAGGCCCGTGAACTGGCCCAGTGCCTTCAGGAGTAAATTATGCCTTGGATGATGGCCGCAGCAGTTGTAGGTAGCTCGTTAATCGGATCTCGATCTGCTAGTAAAGCAGCAGACGTTCAAGCTGGTGCAGCAGACCGCGCAGCGGATTTGCAGCGTGAACAATTTGAGCGCCAAGTCGAACTGCAAGCACCGTTTCGTGAAGTCGGTGTACGGGCGTTGCCAGAACTTGAGGCAGCGTCCAGATATACACCCTTCGGAATGAACCAATTTAACGCCGACCCCGGCTACACTTTTCGGTTGTCCGAGGGGCAAAAGCAATTGGACCGGATGGCTGCAATTCGAGGGGGTCAAATCTCAGGTAGTTCCTTGAAAGCTGCTGCCCGGTTTGGTCAAGAAATGGGTTCGCAAGAATACCAGAACGCTTTTAACCGTTACCAGACCGAGCGTAACGCCCGTCTAAACCCGTTGCAATCGTTGGCCGGTTTCGGTCAAACTTCCA